GAACAACAAGGCGTCTCTCTCAAACAAACAATTCGTTCCTCTTCATTTTTTCTTCTGTGATCACAAAGCTTTCCTACCCCTCGTGGCACTTCAAAATCATCAAGTTGAAATACGAATCAATTTCGACGAAACCAATCTCACAAATATCCCAGAATCCGAAAAGAAAGCCAACATGTACGGAAACTACATATTCCTTGATAAAGAAGAGCGAGAAGCACTCGTGAAACGTTCTATGGATTTTGTCATCACCCAAACTCAAAGGGTTGAATTTCCACTCAGTTCGGTCACTGATAATACCACACAGTCAGGTGGGTATAATACCCTAGATATTTCATCCTTTAATCACCCAGTCAAATCACTTTTCTTTGGTTTTGGTACGAGACAAATTAATCCAGCCGCAGATCGTTTTACTTTTGTAAGTACGGATTTATATATCAATGGCACATCTTTATTTGAAAATATGAGTCCAGTTTATTTTCACACAGTGCAAAATTATTACAAATCTACATATGGTAGAACCTATTTTAATGCACCCACACACTCACCCACCTATACTCGATACTATGCCTATCATTTCTGTCTGAACGCGTCAGACTATAACCCATCTGGGTCATGCAACTTTAGTCGCCTCGATAATGCCAAACTTGTCATCAGAGGTGTCGAAGCGGTGAATAAACAGTACATGTACGTATATGCAGTCAATTATAATGTACTCAGGATCAAGGATGGTTTAGCTGGAATTTTATTCGGTAATTAAAGTATATGGCGACACAAGCGGATGGCATTCTCGTCACGGCTGGCCAAATTTATGTCAGTAGTTTAGATGCTGCACCCAGAGAAGAAGATATTATTTCAGGTGTCGCGAGTATCGATGCTGGTGAGATTACAGCAGATGAAATCACAGTATCCAATCTGAATATGTCAGGCTCTCTGACCGCTACAGGTGATATGGAACTATCGGCTTTTACGAATATATTCCGTATGACTGCAACACAGGTTGGTATCGGGATTATAAATCCCGTTAATGATTTTCAAGTCGGCATTAACGATGTTGTGATAAACAGACAAGCACCACAGTTATTGAAAATTACTGGTAATACGTTTTCAACAAATGTAACAACTTCAAACATTCTTAGAACTGAAAATAACAAATTTTTTGTTGATAGTGCTGCTTCGAATGTTCTGAAAATCACGGGAAATACACACTCCACGAATCTGACAGTAGGTACAAAACTTACCGTGGGACCGCAAGTTAGTGTAGGAACTGACATTGCTCGATTTCAAAATGGAAACGTCGTCATAGATAATGGAAGTTTAAACATAATTGGTGATGTCGTTGTATCTGGTAACGTCAGTATTACTGATGATTTGACATACAAAAATAGTAACAACCTTGTCGTATCCAACGCTATCATTCAGATGGCAGATGGTGTTCCGGGTGGTACGTACGATAATGGTCTCATCATGACCGATAACCCAGGAATTGAATCCAATTTAGTTATAGGATATTCGACAGCAAACACAGAGTTTATATTTTCCAAAACATTTGGAAGTGGCTACGATATCGGTGGTATCGAAACAGCGCAACAAATTCCACTAGATTCAAACTCCGTGAATGTTCATGTGTATGGTAAATTATATACGGAAAGTAACGTGGGTGTCGCCAACATCACACCTACACACACACTCTGCATAGGTTCTAACGTGTTTTTTGATGATACAGGATCCAATGTTATGCATGCGACAGGTAACGTGTACATAGAGCAACTCAATTTGGGTGATGGAGGTCTTGTGAGTACGAACGAATTGCTTCAGATTGATGCAAGTGCCGAACCCCCCATCATCATGGCGGCGAACGTCCAGATGTTTTCGTTTCGTACGACTGGGGCACACCCCGCTGGTATTTCTAACAGTTCTCCAACTGATACACTCTCTGTGGGTGCTAAAGTTTTTGCAAATATTGTAAATTCAAATACTTTGACCATTTTGGGAAACACGGTGACTACAAATTTAGAAACTCGTGTCGTGGCATACAGTTCAAACATCCTCATTCATGCGGATCAAACTGGCTCGGATAGTACGTCGAATGCACTCGTCCTCAGATCTGGTCCAACTGCATCCAACGTGAGCTCCATTGAAATATTCGGTGCGAGTACATCCAATACACATCAAAATATCAGGTTCGCGACAAAGAACACAGAGAGGATGCGCGTCACTTCCACGGGTAAAGTCGGTATAGCCAATACGAACCCTTCTGAAGCTCTCACAGTGTCCGGAAATGTTCATGTGACAGGGAGTAACGCGGTGGTGTATGGAAACACATGGGGTTCGAAGGGGATGCGTATGTATTCGAATCCCAATGTGGGTGAAAACAAGGTGGAGAACATCGTGGCAGCTGGGAAGGGCCTCAACTTCTATGCGAGCCAAACTTCAACGATGGGTAACCCCAAAATGACGATCCTCGAGACAAGTAACGTGGGTATTGGGACGGCGACACCCCAAACTCGTCTTCATACAACTGGTGGCTCCGTTTTTATCAACACACCAATTCAATATCGAAACGCGTTTAACCACCGTTCAGCTCCCATGACAGTCTCTAACGTCACAGCAATTGTCGGTGGAAGTACTGATGTCGCCGACGTGATGCATCTCAGTCGTGAAGGTAATGCGGATCGTGATGGTGTGCGAGCCACGTTCAAGATGGGGAAATATAAAAACACAGTTGGGAAATCCAAATCCAAACTCGATATTTACCTCGCAGATGACCGCTACACAGATGAAACCGAGGTTCTGACTTTACGCGCGGATGGACGTGTGGGTATCGGTACGACTCAACCGTCTGCACACCTCGAAGTGTATGCTACCGGTATAGGAAATCCAGTTGGTAACGAAGGAGAAGGTAATGGTATCTTGGTACATAACCACACTTTGGGTGATGCTATCGTAGCCATGCAAACGGACATAGCCAGTGGTAACGCATTCACATCGTACGTTCAAAGTGATAACGATACAGCTCTAACTGGGTGGTCTGTGGGTGTTACAGGTGAGTCAAGTGATTTCAGGATTACAGAGGATTATGAAAAGGTTTCAGAACCAGCCGCAACAGCTTTATTCATAGAGGGTACATCACGGAACATAGGTATAGGTACAGATGCACCTCGCGGTGAGTTGGAGGTATATGGAAATGTTGTTCTAGGACATCAAATCACCTTTGGGGGTCTTCCAGGTGATGAATTTGGTAACACGATATTCATTGAAAGAAATTTTGACGCCACTGGTGATTTCAATAGAAATGAACTTCTATTTTACAAGGGTAACAAACTTGGTTCGGTAAATACGGGGCCGTCAAGAATTAGACATATCGCAGCTGAACACGTTTTCGATACGTATAGTTCAGCCGATCAAACACTAGATGATATTCTCGACGGAGCAGTCGGTGAGAGTCTAGGTGATGTACCTTTATGTATTACGGATTTAGGTACAGTAGTCATAGGTGGTAACAGAGATGATGCGGCAGCGGCAGCTGCACGTACGAATACAAAACTCATCGTAAAGGGTGATGTCGAATTCGCCGGTACAGGTACATTCAAATTGACAGGTTTTGATTTCTTGACTACGTCGGGTGGAAGTTCGAGAAATATCATTAGGAGTATATTGAACGGAAGTGTGCGTCGCCCCATTACATTTACCCATGAAGATGATACAGATCCGTTAATTGATGATATAGAGTTTGCGCGTTTTGACACGGCTGGACGGTTGGGTATAGGAACATCCACTGTTAGATCTAATGTACATGTGTATGATTCGAGAACAACCGATTTGGACATGCTCAGACTTGAGAGTCCAGGTACCAACAAAAAAACTGGTATCCTTCTTTACACGGATGCAGGGTTTGGTGGGTATGTAAGGGGGTATAGAAACTCCACATATTCATCATCCGGTATAACAATTGGGGCAGAATATGACTCTGCAGAATCTGATACTATTCATATCACCCATACGAGTAATGTGGGTATAGGGACTGTAAATCCACTCAAAAAGTTTCATCTATACAATGGAGTTGCACGCATCGAAAATACATCAACTGCAGCAGTCGTTGAATTCAAGACATCTGGTGGTACGTCAAACATTCTTTCGGATACGACGGGGAATGTGTATATAAATCCAGATTCCACACATACATTTGTTCAGAGTAATATCAATGTATCTGGCGATCTTGCTGTTGGTGGAAACATCGATCTTGGTGATGCTGTCGCGATTGGTCTCGGTGGTGAGACGTCCAATACACAACTTCAGGTTGGTGGTGGCTTCATCACAAACTCTGATACATTTGCATCTAAAAAATATGCACACGCGTTTTCGAGAACAGCTGGTCAATCGAGTGATGTGCAGCTTGTTTTCGGTACGGGGTCATTCTACGCAAAAATTGTAGCCATCTTTAGACGCGTGGATACAGCGTTTGGATCCGGATACAGTAACATGAGTACCCTAATTCTCGAAGTTCAAGGAGGAACCCATGATGGAAGTACCTCATCTGTTGATATAGCCGTAGGCACGAAAAACCTCTTTGGTGGTACAAACTCGTTTCCATGGAGTCCTACGGTTACGACCGGTAAAACGGGTATCATACTTAGACCCAATTCAGAATCAATTGCATCCGGTATAACATTCTTCTATGATGTTTCTGTGGAGCTCATGTCTTCGCGGAATGGTGCATTCGAAGCTATAAGAACAAACACTGCACTGGGTCAAAATAATCCAGACACGACAAACTCAATCGTCATCAAAAACGATTTCAACTACTAAATTTACTACGAGGGGTGAGACCCCGCGGTAGATTTAATACACACATTTACGCCCTGATGGAATCAGAGACGGCGAGTAAAACAACGCCGGCAATGAAAGCCATGATGACGTAATTCAACTCAGTTTCTTCGCGACCTATTTCTGGCTTTACCTCAACAGTTTTGGATTTCACGACAGGTTCTGGCTGCCTGACAGGAGGTTCCAATTCCTCTAGCGGACAATACGCTATCATTTATATAGTATTTAGAGATTAATTTCCGTCTTCTTCTTCCGCCTGGTTCGCTTGGGTTTAGCGGAACCACTTACATTCACTTCCTTCACTTCACCACCAGTGGATTCACCCGAAATTGATACAATGTCGGACATATCATCATCATCTATGACACTTTCCTGGGCACCCCCACCCATCGTAGTGTTCATTGGGGGTGGGGGAGGCATCATGATCCCACCCATGAGACTCGAAATGTCTAGACCAGGGCCTTGCATCTCATATTGACCATTGTTCGTACCTCCAACTGGTGCCTCAGTAGCGGGACCACCAGGGGCACGGGTTGTATTCTGAACAGCCGCCATCATATTCTTGACGAGATCGGGGTTCTGTTTCATCACATCGTTCATGTTAGGCATGACCGACTTGAACATGCTGTTCGTGAGGTGGAACATCATAGCAGAACCACCCAACATCATGATGAGCTTCACCTCGGGAGCGACACTGACCTTCGAGCGGTACTTCACGTAGAGTTCCTCAAAGACACCATCATAATCATCAACATTCTCCATTACGCTCTCAGACCAACCCTCGAGTTGAATTTCAAAGGGGTTGTACCTCTTGTTGAGAAACTCCAGACCAGTCACACACGCCACGAGCATTCGCCTAGAGAAACGAACCGACTGCTCTACATCTATGCTATAAGTGATGCGCTTCACTTCTGAACGAAGTTCATCCACGTTCGAGTACGCATTGAGTCGCTATTCACAGCGAACCCCTTTTTCTCGAGGCGTCCAAGTTTGTTAATGAGGTCAGCCTTTTCCTCATCTACGGATGTGTATCCCTTGGATGGCTGCTCTTCCTGGGGACCAGGACCCATGGGTTCATCATCATAAAATGTGGGTTCATCCTCCCCATAATCAATCTCCTCATCTTGCTGGGGTTGGGAAGGTGCAGTCTGTTTATTGGGATTCACAAAAGCATCCATCGCCTCTTGGTGCTGCTGGGGGGCTGGGCGGTGCATGTGCTGTACAGGGCGTGGTACAGGTTTGGGACGAGGAGCAGAAATTTCAATCTCATCCATAAGGGCCTGTTCGTCGGCGTCTAATTTCATCACAGTTGTGTTTCCACGATCGAGTACGATTTCCTCGTCCATCTACTCTCTATGTAGAAACTAAAAAAAATATCTTTAACGCGCTTTATAAAAAATATATGTACATAGTAAATGTTCAATCTCAACAAGGCGAACCGTAATGCTCTCACATCGATCGGAGTGTTGTTTTTCATCATCGTGGCTCTCACAATGTTCCGTGATACCAGCATGTACCAGCCCAGGCCAATCACTGTGAAGGCCCTGTCCACCGGTTCCATCTTCGACCTGGAGAATAAGGTTGAGTGCACCCCTGGTCGCAAGGAGGGTAGCGCTTACACCAAGTCCCTGACTCCAGGTGGTCTCTGTGGTGCTCAAAAGCTCGTTTCGGATCTCGCGTCGTACGAAATTTCGGATGGAATCGGTGGATCTTTAATCTAAGCTAATATAAATGGCTCTCATCACTTCGCCGACGGAGACTATTCCAGACCTCAACTACGAGTATCACACTGTAACAATTGATTCCATTGGTCAAGACAGTGGGAACACTTTTACGTGTCATCTTCAGCAGCCCCTGAAAAACATAGTCCAAGCTCGTCTTGTCAGTGCTCGTATTAATTCCAATGTTTCTACGGAGCACTCCTATATTTCTATCAAGGAATTGGATACAATCTTTAATGATCGAGCTTCTAATGTTTATGAAGGTCAGTCATCTCTCAGTGTTGTTCGTGGATCTTTCGCGAGTGTTATTTCTGATGGTACTGCAACCACAATTTTCAAGGATGAATATCCAATCGTGACTCAATACATCGACCCCATTCGCCGTCTCGATCGCATGACGGTGACTATTCGTGACCAAAACGGGAACACAATTAAAAATCCCGATTCAAATGCCAATAACTTTTTAGTTATTCGGTTCGTGTGTAGAAAACCTAATTTGTAATTTTCTTAGCTTAAATTAGTATACCATGTCTGCTGGTATTGTTCAATTGATTGCTATCGGTGCTCAGGATGAATATATCGTGGGTGATCCAGAAATATCTTTCTTTAGTTCAACATTCAAAAGACATGCTAATTTTTCACAGTCCATCGAAAAACAAACCATCCATGGACCTGTGAAAAACAATTCGATGTCCAGTGTTCAATTCGAACGAACTGGCGATCTTCTAGGGTATGTCTATTTTACCATCGATGATACAGCACAAGCCCTCGACATACAGCGCTGGGACACTATTATTGACAAGGTGGAACTCTATATTGGCGGTTCCCTCATCGATAGCCAAGATGCCATTTTCACAGAGAAAATTGCCATCGATACGTTCGCCCAAAATGTTTCCAAGAGTGCTAACGGAACACACCCCGGTGTGAGCGCGCGATCGTATTTCTATCCCCTGCGCTTTTTCTTTTGTGAAGGACCCCAATGTGCCCTCCCCCTCGTCGCACTCAATTATCACAACGTCGAGATTCGTATTCATTGGGCAACAGCCGCCGCCAACTATAATGTAGAGTGTTACGCTAACTACTACTATCTCGATAATGAGGAACGTGGCAATATCGCTTCTCGTCGCCACGATCTTCTCATCACCCAAGTACAAAAGAATGTACCAACAAATGCGATCGTTCAGGATCTTACATTTAACCACCCCGTAAAGTATCTGGCCTCGTCGGACACAACCACAGATGGTGCTCTCACATCACCCACCAATAAAGTCAAATTGAATATCAATGGTCTCGATGTGAGTAATTACAGATGGGGAAAACCACACTTTATCGATGTCATGAATTATTATCACACCAACTTTGTGACGTCTCCAGATTTCTTTTTGTACTGCTTCTGCCTCTCTACAAGCTCTCTTCAACCCACAGGCACTCTAAACTTCAGTCGCCTCACATCCGCTAAGATTATGAGTGAAACCATGCCTATTAATGACCCAATTTATGCAGTCAATTACAACATCCTTCGTATCGAGAATGGTATGGCTGGGCTCCTGTACGCAAATTAAAATGCAATGTTATAGTAAATGGTCAAGAATATACCGACAATTGAGCGGTCTACCAAGATTAGGTTTGGTAAGAACGTACCTGACTCGGATGTTCAGGCTGAAAATACGATCGTTTTTAATGCTAGTAACACTCTGGTAACTACACCAAACAGTGGCAGTATTTACATGTCACCAGTGAGATTTAGACCTGATTTTAAAGACGAAAATGTCGTGTTAATGATGTACAATCGAACCACAGGGGAATTATCTGAATCGGGTGAAAGCGCGAACGCACTTCTTGGTGGTCAAACGTTCCAGGTTACCACTGACCGCGGTAATACCACATCCAATGTTGTTCAATTTATAAACCCCGAAGTGAGTTTTGTCACATTTGGAAATGTTGGTGTAGCCAATACCATAGCTGGTCACACTCTAGATGTTGGTTCCAATCTTTACGTTGATGATTTGGGTGCTAATGTTCTTGTAGTTTCTGGTGGTGTTTCTATCGATGGTAACCTCGTTGTAACCGGTGGTTTGACAACAATCACAACTGAAAACCTCAAAGTTAAGGATGCTATTATTGAATTGGGTTTAAACAATACGTCCGAGGACACAACTCTAGATCTTGGTCTTATTATGACTCGACCCGAATCCAACGTAACTGTTGGGTTTAGGGAAGATTCGGATGAACTCATACTTGCTTATACCGAAAGTAGCGCAGAAAGTAACACCATTGTACCTCTCACATCAGAAACTTTGGATGTTCATGTGTATGGTCGCGTATTTACCGAATCTAATGTTGGTATCATAAACACAAGTCCTGAACACACTCTAGATGTGGGTTCAAATTTGTATGTTGATGAATATGGTTCGAATGTACTGGTTGTCACAGGTAATACAAGCATCACAGGTGATCTCACAGTAGATACCGATGTACTTCGCATCGATTCTACAAACAACAAAATTGGTATAAACACTGTTTTACCAGATGCAGAATTGCATGTTGTGGGTAATGTCTATGCGTCTTCAAATCTGACTGTTGATGTAGATACCCTACATGTGGATGTTGAAAACGACTCCGTTGGAGTCGGGACTGTAAATCCCTCAGCTAACCTCCATGTCGTTGGTAACGTGTATGCGTCTTCAAACTTGACCGTGGATACAGACACTTTCCATGTAGATATTGAAGCTGATCACGTAGGCATAAACACCAAATACCCCGACGCCGAACTCCACGTCGTTGGCAACGTGTATGCCTCTTCGAACTTGACGGTTGATGTAGATACCCTACACGTTGATGTCGAGGCTGATCACATAGGCATAAACACTAAGTACCCCGATGCTGAACTCCACGTTGTAGGTAATGTGTATGCCTCTTCGAACTTGACCGTTGATTTAGACACTTTCCATGTAGATGCTGAGAACGACTCCGTTGGAGTCGGGACTGTAAATCCCTCAGCTAACCTCCACGTTGTTGGTAACGTATATGCCTCCTCGAATCTGACTGTAGATACAGACACTTTCCACGTAGATGTCGAAGCTGATCACGTTGGTATCAATACTAAGTACCCAGACGCTGAATTGCATGTTGTAGGTAATGTGTATGCCTCTTCGAACTTGACTGTCGATTTGGATACTTTCCACGTAGATGTTGAGGCTGATCATGTAGGTATAAACACTAAGTACCCCGATGCAGAGTTGCACGTGGTGGGCAATGTGTATGCTTCCTCGAACTTGACTGTCGATTTGGATACTTTCCACGTAGATGTTGAAGCTGATAATGTGGGTATAAACACCAAATACCCCGACGCTGAACTACATGTCGTTGGTAATGTGTATGCGTCTTCAAACCTGACCGTTGATACAAACACTTTCCACGTAGATGTTGAAGCCGACCATGTGGGTATAAACACCAAATACCCCGACGCTGAACTCCACGTTGTAGGCAATGTATATACCTCTTCAAACTTGACTGTGGATTTGGATACTTTCCACGTCGATGTTGAAGCCGACCATGTGGGTATAAACACTAAGTACCCTGATGCAGAGTTACATGTCGTAGGTAATGCTTACGTGTCCAACACACTCAAACTCGATGATCCCACAACTGCCCTCATCACTGATCTCACTGCGAATGTTGAAGTAAAGTTGAACCAACTGACAAATGTCACAATTGATACGACAACACTCGCCAACGAAGATATACTCGTCTACGATGGTTCCAACTGGACGAACCAGTTGCAGAACCACACCTTCCTCTACGCAAAGGCAAATGAAACAATTGCGAAAGGTGATGTCGTGTATGCCACGGGTACGATTGGGAACAACATGTTCTCTATTCGAAAAGCTCAAGCGAACTCGAGTGCCACTATGCCTGCCCTCGGTGTGGCGTACCAGGCGTTTACACTCAACCAAGAAGGTCTTATTGTGACGTTTGGACGAGTCGATGGGGTTGATACAGATGATTTCCAAACTGGTGAAACTGTCTATGTCAGTAATGTAACCGCTGGTGCTCTCTCTAATGTGAAACCTTATGGTGCGACCGACCTCATTCAAAATATAGGTTTGGTCGTGAAGGGACACCCCTCGACGGGTATCGTGTCTGTCACAGGTGTCGGTCGTTCCAATGATATTCCCAACGCCCCCATAGTTGCTGATGAGGGTGATATCAACTACGTGTATGTCAATGATGATAACAATGATCTTAAAAAGATTTTGCCCACAAACCTTC